TATTGACCATAAAACCATACAGTCAACTTTACGGGAAGGTAAAGAAACCGTATTCGGAAAGATGCCAGATGTGCAGGTTAATAATATCAATGCTCAAAACCATCCCAAAACCGACCCTAATTTCAGCGCAAAGGACTGGATTGACGAAACGATGAAGGTATTAAATTCTGATGCTGACAACCCGATATGATTACCCTGCTTTTATATTAAAAGCCAGACAATCGGAAAATACGCTCAAAATTTTGCAGGAGCTATGCAAAACTGACTTATATTTTCTATTCCGTTATGGCTTGGATAGAAGTGATGCTGAAAATGATTGGTTGTTTGACCGCTGCGTGGAAGTACAAAATAACCCGGATTCAATGCTCGATTTATGGGCGCGTGAACATTACAAGTCAAGTTTGATAACATTTGCCTTAACGATCCAAGAGATATTAAAAAATCCAGAAATAACAATCGGTATATTCAGCCACACAAGGCCCATAGCCAAGGCTTTTTTAAGGCAGATTAAACGGGAGCTTGAATTAAATAAGCAGTTACAAGACTGGTTCCCAGATATTTTATACAGAAATCCAAGCAAAGAAGCTCTTAAATGGAGCGAGGATGACGGTATTGTTGTAAAACGCAAAGGCAACCCGAAAGAAAGCACCGTCGAAGCGTGGGGCGTTGTCGATGGACAGCCCACAGGAAAGCATTTTAGTTTGTTGGTTTACGATGACATTGTTACCAAGGAGTCAGTGACAACCCCTGAAATGATCGAGAAAACAACAGAGTCTTTGGCACTTAGTTATAACTTAGGCGCACAAGGTGGTAAAAGAAGGTTTATAGGGACACGGTATCACTTCTCTGATACTTACAAAACAATTATGGAAAGAGGCACGGCAACACCAAGAATACACCCCGCTACTCATGATGGTACGTCATTCGGGGAGCCGGTTTTTTTATCGCAAGAATTGCTGGACGAAAAGCGAAGGGATTTTGGTAGCTTCGTGTTTAGTTGTCAGATGTTGCAGAATCCCGTGGCCGACAGTTCACAAGGCTTTAGCAGGGAATGGCTAAGGTATTTTAATGGTCAAGCACCATCAAACGCTAATTGGTATCTGTTAGTGGATGCAGCGAACGGTAAGCGCAAGCACAATGACTATACCTCAATATGGGCAGTTGGATTGGCGGAAGATAAAAATTATTACTGCATACCAGAAGTAAGGGATCGAATTAATTTAACTGAAAGAGCAAAGCGGTTGATTGATTTACATAGAAAATATCATCCTTTAGAGGTTAGGTATGAGCAATATGGAATGCAGTCGGATATTGCTTATATAAAACTGATACAGGAAAAACAAAATTATCGGTTTGAAATTATTGAAGTGGCAGGCCCAACTTCAAAAATTGACAGAATAAAACGCTTGGTTCCCCTATTTGAAAATGGTTCTATTTATTTACCACGAAAGCATATAGTGACTGATTATGAAGGTAAAACGAGGGATTTAATTCATGATTTTATAGAGTCTGAATTAATACCGTTCCCCGTTCCATTGCATGATGACGCACTAGACGCGTTAGCAAGGATTACAGAAGAAGAAGGAACTAACTCAGATACAGGCAAGAAATATACCTTATCTTTACAATGGCCAGATCCGCAATACCACCGACCGATAGACTATTCACGCCATAATCTTGGAATTGTTTAGAAAATCCCTAAACGTGTCGCTAAATGCGTCGATAATGATTGATTTTTTATAAAAACGGTAGAAAATACGATGGTAGGGACAATTCGCGAATTGTCCTTACACCATTTTGGGGATAAGCGATGCCAGCCACCACCAATATAGACACCTTCATTACTGAACTGAACGCGGTTAAAACAGCGTTGGCGGCGGACTTGGTGGCCTACAATAATCTGGTTTCAGCATCCATTCTGCCCACCGAGATTTACGCGATTGTTACCGCAGCCAATGCCACTAAATCAAAAGCCAATGACCTGGTGACTGTGGTCATCGACAACCTGACCAAGCTCAAGGCGTCGGGTTATCCTTATCCCGATGTGCCTATCATTACGCCTGAACAGAAGCTGGCAGCAAAGGCCAATGTCGGGAACCTATCCACGCAACTAAACAAGATCATCAACAAACTATAGGAATGCAATCATGGCTAAAGATAAGAAAAAGCCTCCAATGCCTGGCAAGCCCGGTAAAAAAGGCTGTTAACACCCTAATGAAGCACACACCCATAACATGGGAAGATTTAGAAACAATGTCTACTACTCATGTCCATCATCACTTTTACCACCCAACACAGGAAATTATTATCATGAAAATAAACGAGCTTTTACAAATAAATCAGTCAATAACCGGACAGCTCAACAAGGTCGAAGCGGAAATTATCGCCAAGATTGCCGCCTTGCAAGACGCGGTTAACGCGTTGACTGCACAACTGGCCGATCAAGACTTAACGCCTGAACAAGTGGCCTCATTGACTGATTTACAAAATGTTGCGCAAAGTTTGGACGACATTGTCCCTGATGCAGCGCCTGTTGAAGAACCGGCGGCGTGAACCTTACGTTTTATCACTAACCCGTTCGATTAGGGGCAGTAATGGCAAAGAAAAATAAACTCACTGACGAGGACATCCTTGCCATTATCGCCAACGAGTTAAGCATGGCGAATGTCACGGTGCAGACGCCCGCTGACCTCATCGACCCGCTTAACTACTACCTAGGCAATCCCACCGGCAACGAACAGGAAGGCCGCAGCGCGTTGGTCTCAACCGATGTCGCAGATGCCATTGAGTGGATTATCCCGCAGGTGATGAAGTCGTTTACCCAGAATAACGAGGTGGTGATCTTCGACCCTGTTAGCCCTGATGACGAGAAACAGGCCGAACTGGAAAGCGAGTTCGTCTATGATATTCTGATGAAACAAAATGATGGGTTTATCCTGATTCATCAGTTCGTCAAAGATGCCCTGATGCAGCGTAACGGCATTCTAAAAGTCTATTACGAAAACGAGGAAGATGTTCGCACCGAGGAATATACCGGCTTAAGCCAAGATCAGTTGCAGATGCTGGTATCAGACCCCAAAGTTGAAGTCCTTAAATTATCCGAGATACAAGAATTTACTTTCGATGGACAGCCGCTTTCATTCTTTAATGCAAAAATTAAAATCACTAACAACAACGGAAAAATATGTGTTGATGCTGTGCCTCCTGAACAGTTTCGCGTTAGCAATCAGCACAATTCCATAAATCTGGATAAGGCCCGTTTTACTTGCCACATTGTCACTAAGTCGGTATCTGATTTAATCGAGGAAGGCTATGACCCTGAAGTGGTGCAGAATCTGGCAGAGGCTGACCTGTTACGCTCATCGTACCGCTTTGGGGCTCAACGTGAGAACACGCTTATTCCAGCCACGTTTGTGGAGGACAGTTCATCAAAACTGGTGGACGTGTGCGAGTGTTTCTTAAAGCTGGATATGGACGGGGACGGGGTAGCCACACCCCAAAAGATCACGGTCGGCAACTCAATGCCGCCCAGTGTGGTTTTATCGAAGGAAGAAGTCGATTATTCGCCTTGGGTAGCGTGTACGGCGATTATCATGAGCCACAAGTTTAAGGGGTTATCAATTTATGACCGGCTGAAACAGATTCAGGACAACAAAACCGCGCTGTTACGTAACATCATGGACAACTTGTATCTACAAAATAACCAGCGCAATATCATTGTTGAAGGGCAGGTTACGATTGACGACATGCTGGTTAGTCGTCCGGGTGGCATTATCAGGGCCAAGCGTATTGATGCCATTGCTCCACTAGCAACGCCAATGATTGGTGACACCGGCTTTGTGATGATGAAGTATCTCGATGAGGTGAAATCAGGGCGTGTCGGTGTTTCTGCAGAAGGCACGGCCACCCCGCAGAATATTGGTAATAAGGTCGGTTCTGAGGGCGTAGAACGCTTGATGACGGCGAAAGAAGAACTGGTGGGGCTCATCATACGGGTTATAGCCGAAACGGGCCTTAAACCACTGTGTACCAAGATTCGTGACTTGGCGGTAAAACACATCGACACCGCTCAGGATTTTAAATTTAAAGGCGAATGGGTCAAAGTCAACCCCAGTTCATGGCGACCACGCACTAAAACCACGGTGCGCGTTGGTACTGGTTCAGGCGATCACGCCAAACAGTTAGCCGCTGTTACCCAGATAACGATGATGCAGAAAGAACTCGCACAAACGCCCTTAAGCTATATGTGCAGTCCAGGTAAGGTGTACAGTGCTTTGGATGATTTATGCAAGTTTAGTGGCCTTAATGGCGCTACCCGATATTTTGTTGATCCTGCCAGCCCTGAAGGACAACAAGCGGCGCAACAGGCGCAACAATCTGCACAACAAGCCAGTCAGAAACAAGATCAGATGACTATGGAACAGATGCGGCAACAGGCAGAATTAGCCAAGTCTGCAACTACAGCAGCCGAGTCGCAGATGGCAAACGTGCAGCTCAAAGGACAGGTTGAATTAGGTAAACATCAGCGGGAAATGGACAAAGCGACCTCTCAAGCTGAAATTGCCAGCCTTGAATTACAGTTACAGAAACAAAGGATGCTGCTTGATGCCATTACCATAAAGCATAAAGATGACCTCGACAAAGAGAAAATGCTGCTCGATGCAGCGATTAAGCTGACCGGCATTGAAGCCACCGCCAAGGCGGATGAGGATGCTAATTTCCTGGCTAATCAGAAGCTGGTGCAAGGCGCAGAAGAAACCGTTGATATGGCTGAAGGCGAAGGGGAAACAGACTAATGAATAAGGTGAAAATATGAAATTTATTAAAATTAACCGCTGTTGGACAGGGCGATTATGGTTTCAGCTATACAACATCATAGCAATAGGCTTTGGCCCAAACCGATTTATCGAACGCGTTTGGTACAGAGGTAAAATTATCTATCCAAGGCTGCAATCATGAATGATTATCTGGTGATAGAAAGCGTGGAGTTAGGCGCTCTGGCAAGGCGTGTTGTTGAGGCAATGAATGATGGCTATTTCCCGCTGGGTAATATCACTGTGTTTGAGCATTATCTGGATGATGAAGAAAGCAAGGTGGATCGTATTTTTTATCAG